TGAACGTTCCTGTTCCAAGAAACATTGACCCAGATTTTGTGCCAGCCGTTAGACAGTTTTTGAAGACTGACCCGCTCAAGACTCTAGACCTTATAAGCGCACTTAGATTCTATGAAGTTGACGCTGATGGACAACTCTATGAGGTAAACAGTGCTCGCTTCTACGGAAAAGAGGGAGCCGAAAGATATTCCATGACGCTAACCAAAACCATAGAGTGCTACGCCAAAGTCTTTAGAACTGAGGAAGATGATAACGATTTCGTTAATATAAGATATTCTTTTGTATTCAACAATGGAAAGCTTGATGAAATCAGAATAAAGGAAAACGCAAATGAAATTTGATTATACAAAAACTTACAGCTTTGTCTACAGTAAGATAAAAAATGATAACATCCCGCATGAGTATGCGCACAGATCATCCCTAAAGATTTGCGACGCTCTTTGGGACATTTGGCTCTTTAGCCAAGAGCATGCGCCTGAGATTGAAAAGACCGTAAAAGAGATTTTCTCTGTTGTTTCTAAAGACGGGGAATTAGCGAAGCAGGATTAAAAAAGAAGTTATAATAAGTCTTAAAATTTTTAATGATGTGTACTATAAAAAGTATAATTTGTATTATTCCCATATTCTTATAGTAAGGACATCATGCCAGAACTGAACGCAAATATACCACCAATAGAAGCGTATGTGCGAGGCAACTATCTTAGGGATCAACAGGATTCTCACGATAAGTATTTCCCCTGCCTTATATTCGGCGTATGCTCAATACCGTCAAGAAGCCCACTTTTCCATTTTCTAATGGAAGATGGTGGCCTGTGGTGGAGAATGCCCATATCTGCTTTTTGCGCTGAACCCAATGTTCCAGAAGCAGACATTCATGATCTGGTTTTGTGGAATGCTTTTTCTTCTCACATAACAGTTACCGACTTCTACACAATGAGGAACATGAGAATGACTTATGTTTCAAGATCTGGCGACTTTGTCAATGGGAAGTATTTATTTACACTAGACTGGCATTCGCCAGAAGACAATATTTTAAACACAAAGTTCAGCGAAAATCCTGGACAACACAAATGTGGACACGTCATTCTCAGAGACGATGGAAATTACGCCATACAGCCCAACAATAGAGTCAGAATGTATGATCCGTCTTTTACAACCAAGAAGGGCAACATCATTGACAGACTTATAAATACCAACAAGTGGGATGTAGAAGATGCCGCAAAGTGGGTGACCTCAGACGACTATAGATATGACTATGGCGTTGTAGAAGGTTTCGGAAAAGACACCAAATCTAAGTAATTTAACAAAACATTTGTGATATAATATATAAATCACTTTGTGATATAATATATAAATCACGTGGGTATAAGTTAATGGTAGACTAGCATGCTTCCGACCTGCTCGTGAGGGTTCGATTCCCTCTACCCACTCCAATCGCATAATATTGATTATGTCAATATGTTAAGAAGGGTTCCAGCAGCCCTCAAAGCTCCTGAGTTAGAGGTGCCACCAGCAACTGCTGCAGAAGCACTGTTTGCAGCACCCAGCATTCTTCCGGTTGATCTAGCTCCTTTTACTCCAGCCATGAATTCTTCTGCCATAATTAAACCTTTAAATTAAATTAAAAACAATTAAACTGGGTTAAATCCTTTGATTAAAAGGGCCCATTTTAGATTACTATATAATAAATAGTAACCATGTTTTGGAGGTATGTTATGGCTGGTAAGAAGCCCGCAAAAGTAAATTCAAGTAATAAAAAAGAGAAGGTTGAACTGCCGGGTAAGGCCGTTAAATATCTAGGCTCTAAGGACGCAAAAGCTTTCTGCTGCCCAACTTGCAAAAGACAGCTTATTAAAGGTATAATTTACGAGCATAAGTCAGAAGCTTATTGCAATCGTATTTGTATACCTAAAGAACAAGAAATGGTGGCGGGGTAATTAAAATGAGCAATTATTGGTTAGCTGAATTCCTTGAGGAGATGGAGATGAAACTCCCTCCCGCAGAAAAAGAGTTTGCAGACGCACTCGTAAGAATTGCCAAGAAATATGGCAAGCTAGCAAACGATGACGGTAATGGCATCTGGGTTGGCTATGTATCTGGCGAAGAGAATGACAACCTTGAAATCGGAGTCAAGTGCGGAAACTGCGCCTTGTATGAAGGGGATGGTGTATGCAAGATTGTTGCACAGCAGGTAGAAGAAGATGGCTATTGCAGATTGGCTGCCATTCCAGATGGAATCGTAAAGGGCTCTAGGCACTACTGATGAATAACTATTGGCTTTCGGAATTTGATCATCAGGACAATGATGAACCGGACATGGAAATGCCCGAAGATCCTCATGACGATGAAGAAGAGGAAGAAGAAGAAGAAGAGGAAGAAGAAAACGATCCAAAGTCACGTCTCAACAAAAGACAGTTGATGATGTACGACTACTATGAAGAAGTCGTAGGAGAGTTCGGAATGTTTGACCAATCTTCAAAAGCCAATGGAGCACACTATGCTCCTGCTAGTGATAATCCTTTCAAAGAAAAAGGCTTGATCTGCGGCAACTGTGTTTACTTTCACGGTGGCCAGCAGTGCGAGATCGTAAAAGGTCGAATTGAATCAGACGCAATATGCAAGCTTTGGATAATACCTGAAGATCTAATAAAGGAGTGACATAAGATGAAGGTGTGGATTGATCAGGACCTTTGTACTGGCGATGGACTTTGCGCCGAAATAGCACCTGATGTCTTCATGATGCACGACGATGGCTTGGCCTATGTCAAAGAGGTTGCCTGGCCCAACCTAATGGGTCCTACTGGCTCTGGCAGTGACCCTAAGTACCAGATGGCAGAAGGGTTAGCAGAGGTGCCTGAGAAGCTCTTAGAAAGCGTTATAGAGGCTGCTGAAGAGTGTCCTGGGGAATGCATCTTCCTAGAGCCTTAATAATATAATTTATTACCTAACCCTACGAGCCATGTATTCAACTCTCAATTTTGCTTGACAGTCAGTAACCCAAGAGTTAAAAGTGCTGGAGTTTCTCTGCAGAATGTGTATTGAATAATTTGCTACTCTTGCTACGCCAAAAAAATACCATTCTGTTAGTGGCAGTTTTACATTGTAGTCTGCAAAACCATTTGTGGTAGAGTTTGTATACGGAATCTCAAAGTAAGTGTTGTTTACAAAAGGAAGGTATGACGTATCTGCTGCATTCTCTATATACGGTTGAGAATCATAGGCATTGAGGTTTATATTTTCTGTAGTTCCTTCTCTGGGAAAACTTGAACTTGTAAGAAAGTTGCCGGTATAGTCGTCTTTAACATAGAATCTTGTCCACGTTCTTGCTTCAATTCTATATCTAATACCGACCACAAAAAAGTTAGTTGAATCAGAAACTAATCCTGGATCAGTTCCAGTGCTTGAAACAATATTTTTTCCAACATCGGAAGCGGCAGCGGTTTCGCTATGACTGCTTTCACCATATACTCCAATCCAAGTTCCACCAGTGACTCCGCTATATGCCCATGCGGTTCCTGAGTTCCCGTCGAATGCACGAGAAGAACTTCCCGAAAGTGACCCAGAAGTATTAACTGTGGCTGTATTTGCGTTTGGATTTACCCAACCTGTTTCATAATATGTTTCGGGATTTGTTGAGCTATAGGCTACGTTTTCAGCTTCATAATCTGTTGTCATTATATTTGCTGACTGTACCGGACCATAAACTTGACCATAAGAGTCTGTTAGTGTTGTCTTTACATAATATTGTGTGTTGACCGCTAGACCAGTAAAAGTTCCACTATTTCCACTCAACGATGGTGCTACATTTTGCGGTGAACCAACAGCAGAATTATTTGATGCGAGGAACAGTTCAATTTTAAGATTTGGCGAACCGCCAGTTAAGTTGGTATCTGGGCCTATTGTCGTTGACCAAACAATATTTCTAGTGATTGAGTTCTTTGTTGTATATTGCCAAGCCGAATAAGTAGATACAGTTGGATTAGATAATGTAGTAGAAAATGTGGCCGTTCTTGGACTCGATACAATTATGCCCGGAAACCTTATCCCCCTGCCCATTTTATATAGCCGCCAAATCGCCAACCAATAGATAATTAGGTGTTGAACTAATGACGCCCATACATATGAGAGTAGCAGCCGAGTATTGGACCCTTAGGTTATTTGAAGCGGTACTTCTAACTACGGCTCCAGTGCCAGCAGAAACTGTTACAGAACCAGAACCCCAACGAATTATATCAACACTTTGACCAGCAGAGAATCCAGTTGTTGAATCAACTGTTAGAGTTATCGAACTGGACGAGTCGACCAACAGGACGTTGTTTGCATCAGAAATTGATAGGGTTGCGCTTGCAGTTTTGCTTAAGACGCTAGGCGCTGGTACACCTGGGCCCGATGGGCCCGATGGGCCAGAGGGGCCCGATGGGCCAGAAGGGCCTGATGGACCAGATGGGCCTGATGGACCAGATGGGCCGGTAGCACCTACGGGACCCTGAATGCTTCCAACGTTAATCCAGTCAGTTTCCGAAGAATCCCAGACATAAAGATCACCATTAACTAGGTATGCATCTCCGACACTACCCGTTGGGTGAGCAGCAACTAGGGCTGCGTAGGTTTCATATGAACCAAGAATGTTGACGCCCGTCCCATCTGCTCCAGCTGGTCCAGTTGCTCCAGTGGGGCCAGTTGCTCCAGTGGGACCAGTGGCTCCAGTCGGCCCAGTTGCTCCAGTGGCGCCAGTGGCGCCACTGGCGCCAGTGGCTCCATCTACGCCAATGGTTCCATTGGTTCCAGATGGTCCTGTAGCCCCAGTGGGACCTATTGGACCAGTAGCGCCAGTGGGGCCACTGGAACCAACAACTTGCGAATTTTCCCAAACTAAAGTTGAGCTATTGTATCTTATTACATCTCCGTTTGCTAACGTACCAAGATTAATTTGAACATTATGAAGTTCATCTAGCTCATAACCATTTTGAGTAAAAATCAATGCAGTTCCATTGCCTGCATTTGCTCTTTCTACAATTCCAATAAAAACTAGATGTTCAGGAGTTGATGGTTTAACTTTTGTAAAATTTCCATTATAGCCTAACCATAGAACATCTCCGCTGACGTAAGGAGATCCAAGGCTTAACTTATCAACAACTCCATATCTAGTTATATAACCCAGTTGACCAGCTGCAATGTTTTCTGCTGCAACACCAACAGTTTTGCTTGAAGTTGATTCATTTCTATTATCAGCTAGTTTCACGGCTGCTTTGTCACCGGCGGCTCCATAAAGGTAAACAACTTTTCCTTTATTGATTGTCGTTGACTCTGCATTTCTTGCTAGAATAACAAGCTCTTGACCAATTTCAAGATCAACGTTTCCGCCGTTTAAAGCAAATTTAGCGGTTCCATTATTGGAATCCCAGTGTAGCTTACCAACAGCAGTAGTGACCACCGCTGAAGTATCAAGTTGGACTGAATCAAATGTGGGAGTTTTTGTTGGAATTGGAAAATACGTTACGCCATCATTTGTGAAATCCCATATGTTGCTGTCTTCATTCCAACGAAGCCTTGTGTTTGTTGACGTCCCACGCTCAACTTCTATCCCTGCATCAAGGCTGGGAGCTCCGGTGTATCCATAATTTAAGATAACTATATTGTCCTCAACATACATTGTTTCTGTGTTAAGGGTTACGGTTGTTCCGTTAACTGTTAAGTTCCCACCTATTATAAAATTGCCATTGACAGTTACGTTATCTGTTGTGTCAATAGATGACGCTGTCTCTTGAATCCATTTTAAGGTTACGGCTTTTAATTCATTATTGCCGTCCTTGTAATATATTATTTGATTTACTGGATCAAGGGCTATCTGGCCCTGGCTAATAGGTGGGAGACTTGACATTTTAACTACCTTTTATTATTCAGCTGTTTTTGACTTCTTGTCTACCTTATTAAATACCTGATTGATCTCTGCAGCTGTGAGCTTACCGTCGTCCATATAGGCTCTTGCGAGACCTTCAATGACGGTAGCCACACCAGCTACACCAGCCATCATTACAGCTTTCCAGAGCTCAACGCCGGCTATTGCACCAGCACCTATTACGCTTAATCCAGAAGCTGCAAATACAGCAAGTATTCTAGTGACAATTTGCTTAATTGATTGCATTCTCATACCCTCCTATAGTAATTATTTTTCATTGTTTTTGTCTGTTTTCTTCTCCAATACTAGAAGAATGGCAACACACACAGCCAAGAAAAGGGATACGTATATCATTTTTACTCCTTAAAACTCTGTAAAATTAGTTTTTGCGCCTAATTAAAGAGTATCCCAAAACAAATAGGCAGAAGCCTAAGATTAGTAGGTTTGCACCACCAAAGCCTGTCTTTGGCATTTCTGATCCGTGATCGTGGTCGCCATGGTCGTGGTCATGATCATCTGGCACCGTGGTGGCTGGCGGATCAGTAGTATCCACCGGAGGCTGCGTAGTGTCCACCGGAGGCTGCGTAGTATCCACCGGAGGCTGCGTAGTGTCCACCGGAGGCTCTGTGGTGGTTACTGGAGGATTCCAAACAACTGTCTTTGAAACTGTTTTTGAAACTCCATTTACAGTAGCAGTGGCAGTATAAGTAGCAGAGCCAACAGAGTCTGTTCTGATTGTTATTACGGCTATGCCAGAAGCATTGGTGGTGGCAGTAAAAGTTTGTCCTGCATCTGGTCCAGCACTAACAGTAACGGTAACCACTACTCCTTCTTGAGCTACTCCAGATATTGTCTGTGCAGTTGCGGTTATTACAAGGTCTTCTCCAGCGTTTGGTTCTTCGGGAGAAATTGCAAGTGTAAAGGAGCTTGGTAGAGAAACTTCTCCTCCACCAATTGAGACAGCAACAAAGGGGCTTGTGCTGGCATCTGGGTATCTCCACTCAGCAAGTACTTTTAATGTGCCAACATTGCCCGTAAAGTATCCATGCCAACAAGCTTCAACCATTTGATTAGTTAGACCAAAGTCGTTTATTCCATCTTGTGTTGCTTGTGGCCCACCGTTGCACCCACCGTTGTTATAAACAGCTGTGGGAAGAAGTGCAGTTAGCCAACCATAGTTGTTGTGGCTGGCAAAAAGTCCTCCACCTGAATTGACAAAGTCTGCTATTTTTTCTGCGTTGGTTGTCATAAGATTTGTGATTGTTTGATCACCAAAAAGAGTTGACCAATCGTCGGAAATCCAAATCATTTTTGGTGGAGTGGCGGTAATGGTTGTATTAAAAAAGGTTTCCAATTCACTGGCAGTTAAAACAAATTGAACCTCTGGCTGAGAGCCTGAGGCATACGTGCCAAACTGAGTAAGAAATTTGTTTTGCAGTAGCGTATTCCAGTTGCCTCCGCAGCCCCCAGCGTTAAGGAGGCTTGAGGCACCGAGTATTACAATCTTTCCTGTGTTACCCGCTACTGTCGATTGATCATAAACACTTTTTACAACCTTGGCTATATATTGATCTGTGGCCTCCCCATATGAAGCATGACACACGGGATCCATGCCATCTAGAACTATTGGCCCTCCGCCAGTAGTTGCTTTAGCCGGCTGCGCTGATATTAATTTTCCGTATGGTGTTTTGTGAATTCAATGGCAAAGAACCGAAGATCATCATCAGTCCAAATGCCATTAGTGTGCGTCCTATTTTTTTCATTATGTTTCCTTTATTGATCTTTTTTAAGCATTGCATTTATGTAGTGAACAGCAAAAGCAGCGCTGGTTGCTATTATTGTTATGTTTCTTGTTTCTCCTGACAGTGTAGAAAATACAATCACACTGCCAGATATTGTGAAAGCAAGAGCTGCTGTTTCTGCTGCAAACTTCTTAATAAAGCCCCATGGACTAAATCTTTTTTGCATTGTTTCCTCCGAGTATTTAAATATGCTATTTCTTGTAAATTGTTGTTCTGTATCTGTGTCTGTATCTGGTCCTTCAATTTCTGGTGATTCACCTTCATCTTCACTCTCTTCATTGTCATCTTTGCCCCTTCCTGATGGGGTGCCGCCACCGTTGTTTCCGCCCCCTCCACCACCAGAAGAACCAGATGGAGCTGCAGGAGGACCTCCCGCAAGACCCATTGATGAAACAGCAGCTGCAGCAGCTATGAGAGTTCTTCTTGCGCCGACGTCAATGCTTGAGCCATTTGGCACATAGGTGTCAAGCCCATCTGCGTAGACGTTTATCTCTTCTTCAAACTGTTCTTTAATTTCCGAATTTGCTTCTGTCATAGATTCTGACAACTGATTTTTTTGTTCATCATTTAAAGAACCGGTGTCAATAACAGAAAATATCTCAGCTGCCTGATCGACTGTAATTATTTCTAAAAATTCAGAACTAATTGACAAAGCCAGAGCTGCATCTGACTCTATGCCAGAGCTAATAATTGCATCAACTATTTCCTGCCCCGCTTCTTCACTTATTTGAGAGTTGGATAAAGAAGAAACCAGGTCTTCTACAGCTATTTCTCCAGAATTGATTAAATCAACAATACTTTCAATATTGTCTTCATTGATTATCTCTGGTATTTCTGGAACATCCGGCGGAATTGTTGGAGGCACAGTAGTCGGAGGAACGGTTGTTGTAGTCGGAGGAAGAGTTGTTGTAGTTGAAGGAATAGTAGTTGTTGGCGGCAAAGAAGGTGGCACGGTTGTTGTTGGAGGCGCGGTGCTCGTAGTAGTCGTAGTAGTAGTAGTAGTAGTAGCTACGGCTATTGTGGCCTCTACTGACTGCTCAGGTCCGTAGATGCAAGGAGCAGCAGATGAGGTAAAGCAGCCGCTGGTACCGGGACGAACTTTAAATCTTATATCTCCGAACCCAGTTGTTCCAGACCACATCCACGGACCAAGGATATACGATGTTTGATCTGTCCAGACTCCCCAGCCGCCTGACTCAACGCCTTCGTTGAGATCAAAGAATGTAATAGTGTAAGCATGAATGTCAAGGTTACTTGGCTCGGGCGCTTCCCAGGAAAGATTAGCACCGCCGTCGTCTGTCGGAGTGACAACTAAGTTTTGCACTGGATTAAAATATGGTGCAACTGTTTGTGCAGAAAATGCAGACGGTGGCACTAGTTCCCAAGATGAATTAGGCCCTAAATTCCAATACAGTTCGACCCATGCACCGCCGCCGTTCTCATAGAACCACAGCGTGAACTCGCGAGAAGTATTTGGTGTAAATGAAACTGGAGCAGAGATAGATCCGCCGCCGCCCTTGTCAAACCAGTCATCAATAATTAGTTCGCTGTCAATGAACATGCGAACACCGTCATCGGCTGGTGCGTAAAACTGCACTTCTGTTGCGCCGGCTGGAAGAGAAATTCTTCCCTGGTATTGAACTACAAAGTCATCATACAGGTTGAATAACGGCTGTGCGTCAAAGTTATTTGCTACTTGCGCCTGCGTCAGCGTGCCAGCAACTGGAGTTGTTGGCGGCAGAGGAGGGGCGTTATTGTATAGATTGTTTGGGGTGTTATTATCATAAACAGTAACAGAAATACCATTTGATGAATTCGACCCATTGTCAGCCAGTGCAGTTGAAACAATAAAAGGGGCGAATATTGTCAACAGCAATATCCAAGCTCCTTTACGAAACTTTATGCGCATTTGGTGGTTTCCTATCTTGTGTGATCAAACAAAATAGTAATGGCTATTTTAATATAAAAAATATTTCTAGTGCGGCCAAATAATAAATCCCGGCGGCCGAAGCCACCGGGATTTATTTTTGCCTCCGTTGCAAGGAACGCTAGTGTATCACACTGAGTGTGTGTTAGGCAAACATCTTTCGCCAAGTTTCTGCATTTACTACGCCAGTTGCTTTCAGGCCATTCTTTTTTTGCCAATCAGCGACGGACCCCTTGGTCTTGGGACCAAAGTCACCATCTGCAGTGGCGCCAATTTTCTTCTGAACAGCCTTAACGTTATCTCCCTTTGATCCTACTTTGAGGTCTCCAGGAAAATTGTCTGGTCTTCCAGTATTCGGGGCCTTAGCTGGATTTGGCTTAATAATTTGCTTTGGTGTTGTTGCAACATTGCCAGGAGCAGGAATTGCATTCCAGGCTGCTTCAAGCTTTGCTGGATTGTCTGCCATATCTGGAGACAACTCAAAGTGAAGCCACTTTCCTCCCGGAGTGCCAGCGTTTTCTTTCTCGTTGTAGATCTTTACACCAGCTTTACCCTCTCCTCTTGAGCACCTAAAGCCACGGCCCCAAGGCTTGCCTGGGCCAGCACCGTCTGGGTCAAATGCATAGTCGTGAATTTCCTCAACGCCTAACGCTGCGGCATTTGCGAGAATCCATTCCCAAGCCTGTTCAGCGGCTTGGCGGTTCTTGTAACCAAGGTCACAAGCTCTACCGGTTGCGTGAACGCTAAGCCATTTTGGATTATTTGGGTCGGCTTTTGCCTTAGGATTGTTCATCATTCTATAGTTGTATGCACCAAGGTTAGTAAAACCCCAACGCTTCATAGCTAGGTCCATGAACTTTTTTAGTCCAGGTCTTGTGCTTCCGCCTTTTTTGGCATCTGTATTTCCTGTGTATTTTCTTGGCATTTTGTCTCCTTATTTGCCTTTGTTTTTTATAACCCATTTGGGATAAGACTCATCAATATTATAGTACTTCAAAGGAAAGCGATCAAAAGGATCTATTCCATTTTCTATTCTATTCTTGATTTTTTCAAAGGATTTATATTCCTCTTTGTCATACTCCGTATGGGCAAAAGATTCTATCTTTTTCTTTATTTTTTCTTCCTCTCCAAAGAAAGAAAAGTGCCAGCCACTACCCTTGATTCTTGGCGTTTGTGCGGCCCTAAGCTGTTGTGGAGAGTTGTCGTTTAGGTGAACCCTAAAACACGCCACTGGTCTTGCACCCTGATTGCAGTGAAGGGGAACCTGCCAATTATAATTCCAAAAGTATTGCTTTACCTCTAGTTGAACTGGCAATACAAGGTAAGGCAACACTTCGGCTACGCTTCCTCTTGCTATTTCATCTGCGTCCGAAATGATAATAACATCATAATCTTTTGCGGAATCTAGGCCAAGCATTATGGCGTTTCTCTGTTCGTATTCTCTCTCCCATGCAGAAAGATTGGGAGAGGAAAAGTTATACTTTACTCTGATAATTTTTTCTTTTATGTCAAAAAATTCGTTTTCAATATCATCAAAATAAAAAGGCTTAGGCTGACCAGTAAAAGTCTCAGAAGCCTCAACTACAACGAAATAATCTACAGAATCTTTGAGTTCTTCAAATCTGATTCTAACCATCTCTTCTTCGTTGAAGTATGTAAAACAATCATATATTTTCATACACTGCTACTTTGTCGTCTTTAAATATTGAATATCTTTTTACTTCTTCTTCAAGAAAAGAGTTTTTCTGAAAAACCAAACCAAGACTTGATGCCCACGATCCAGGATTAACGACAAACAAACGCCCACCTCTGCGAATTAGATTTCCCATTTGTATGGCTGAAGCAAAGGCCCTACTTTCTGTTAGTTCCAGTTGATAATCTGTTGATATCATCAGGTCAACACTTCTATAAGAAAGGTAGGGATTGTTTATCCCTATTTCCCAATATTGGCAGTCATCTTCTTTTGGGGCGAGATGATTTTCTGTGTGTAGCATAAAAGCTCCTATGCCATGCTCCGAAGTCTTTAGTTCTGTTTGTAGACAAAAATTGTCACCATATATACAAAAAGATCCAGGATCTGGAAACACATCTCTTATTACGTGCGCTACAAAATTGCAATCTCTCATCTACTTTGGCTTTCTTGCGTCAACCTTAAGCCAGCCCCATTCATCTCCTCTTTTTACATCAATGACCTCAAAACCAATTCTTTCAAAGTCATCAACCAGCATTCTGTGAGTTAGGCCAACAAAGTGAAAGTCAAAAGGATTTAGCTGCTCGGCAAAGAATATCTGCTGCATTCTTCTGTCGCCATCTAAAGAATCCATTGTAAGTATCTGCTGACAAGCCAAGAGAAAATCTGGAACCTCTATTCTGATCATACCACCGGGCTTAACTATTCTGCACCATTCAGTAAGGACGGCTTGGTACTCTTTCCAAGGAAAGTGCTCAAGACACTCCGAAGTATAGACTATGTCGGCAAAATTATCCGGTATGTTTAATTTTCTTGCGTCGCACACGAAATCTACTGGAACGTACTTTTGATTAACGTGATCATATAGGGGAGTAGGATCTATGTCTACGTGCATCCAGTCTGGACCAAGATAAGTTCTTGTTCCTATGACTACCTTTTTTCCATCGCCCTGAGGTATTGTTTCTAATCTCATTATATTATTCTTCCTCTATAAAAGTTTTGCCATCTTGGAACCTTGATGAGGTCAACCTCTCTACCAAGAGCAGCTATATAAACCGTTTCAGGATTGTCGTTAAGGCCCTGAAGTTCAGGCTGTAGCGAATACCATTCCTCCAAGTATATTGCACTCCAGTCTTCAAAGCGAGTTACGTTTGGACTATGATAGGTAATATTTGGACCAACAAAATACTTGTTCCATTTATTAACCCAATTAACAACACCATCATTTATTCTGCCCTGGGCGGCAGGGTTTTTTGTGCTGTTGGCGTCGTGGTTAACTTGAATTGTTTGGTCTGCGACCATCTTCCACCCATCTAGTCTTACTCTAGTTTGATAGTCAACTTCTTCCTGATGCCCAATTGTTGGATCAAACCCACCAATTCTTAAATACACTTGCTTCTTGAGCATCCAGCAGAAGCCAACCCCCCAAAGTATTTCTGTGTATTTAGATCTTGGTATTGGATAAGCTCCTCCGTTGGGAAAAGCCATAGCTACTTCTAGATTGTTCGCTAAATGAGAAGCCAGCTGCATGTCCCAGCCATTCGTCATGACATAAGCGTCGTTGTCTACGTATCCAACATAATCAGTTTCAGCCCAAGCTAGAATCTCATTTACCGCACCTACATATCCAGTGTTCTCCTCCATGTACTTGACCATAATTCTTGGCTCTTCTGACATGTGCATGCTGATGATGTCTTTTACTACTGGATCTGTTGACTGATTGTCAACTACCAAAACTCGCCAATCAGAAGTGCAGTTTCTTCTTAACGCTCTAAGGCACTGGTCGAGCTTTTCTGGATAATTGTAATTAGATATTCCAATATCAATTCTCATAGTGTTTCCATTTGTCTTGCTTACATGCTTCCTTAGAAGCTTTTCTTTTTTTATTAATATGAGTTATAGCTTTTAAAATATTGCGGTCAGCAAATCTTTGTCTATCTTCTTTAGACCACTTTAGTCTTTTCATGGCTTAATATGCCAGCCACTTTCTACGTGAAGCTCAAAACCCGCAGCCTCAAGAGTAGAGTTCCACTCAAACTCAAATCTATTATTTATAGACAGGTGCATGGGCATTGAGCCACCGTGTTCGACATCTCCGATTCCAAAAGCATTTTGTGCCAGGAATGTGCCACCCTTTTTAAGACATTTAAATACTGCGTCAACCCATTCTTCTACGTTCACTACGTGCTCAAAAAAGTCAAGGGCTACTACCGCATCAAAGGCTCTCGAACCAAGAGTTGGTTCAAACGAGCTGGTGTACAGAGTTTCAATCTTCTTACCAGAATTGCTAAACCTATACTGTGCGTATCCAGCTGTTTTTGAACCCTCTAGATCATTGTAAGTAGTTTCAATTCCCTCTTCGGCTATTCTAAGACTAAGGTCACCAATTCCGTCTCCAAGGCACAGTACTGATTTTCTGCCGGTGTTCTTTAGGTGAGTGGCGATTCCTTCACACATTCCGGAGTAATTAAATCCTGCGTCCAAATGGTAGGCTGATAGCTCCCATATGTAAGCATCTGTATTTCTGTACCAATTCAACAAAGACTCTGAATTATTCTGATCAACTCCGTTTGAGACAAAGTCTTCTGTAACCAGATGGTGATTGTGATGAAAACCAGCGGACAATCTATTGAACGCCGACGTATAATCAATATTTAAAAATTCTGCTATTTCTTTAGCTCTCTGTTCCACTGTCATTTTCTACTTCTTTCCATTGTAAATAACTTTTGCGTAAACCATCAAAATACTCTGTTTTGTAAACAGCGTCCTCTTGAGACCATGTCGTATCCCTTGGCCTTATTACATCAGCTGAAAAGTGGGTATAAGACACAGGATGCAGTTCTATATTCAAGTCATCTTCGCAAGCAGAAATTAAATCTTTTACCAAAGAGTATCTAGAACATGTTACTGGGTTTCCAACATGGGTTATTATATCATTTTTGTCAAAGCCACGAATGGCTTTTTCCCACAAAACATCCGCTGCATCAAATGGAAATACTGGAGAAAAAAATCGGTCATCTACTTGATGTAGCTTTCCGCCCAACAATATCTGCTCGAGAGGATTAACTCTCCCAATGCTTTGATTGGGTCTTACTCCGATTACAAAAGTAAGTCTAACGACTTCCGTATAATTACTAAGAAGTACTATTGATTCTGCTGATGCCTTCTGCTTTCCGATACCAAGTAATTGGATCAGGTTTTGAATAGGTAAAGTACGGAGCGTCTTCCCCACTAAATACCCCCTGAGTGCTAACTTGTATAAAATGACGACTATTTTTTTGTGTCCATCTTGAAATTAAGAGTGGAAGCTCTACGTTTTCACATATATACTCTTCGTGATTTTTTTCTACAGCGTCGACGTTATTTTGACCAACAAGATTGATAACAACATCTGGGTTATGATGATCCAAAAACTCAGCTATACTATCTTTCTTTGCATCAAACTTTTCATAAAGCTGATCAGAAACCCTTCTTGTAAAGACTGCATCAATACCACTGGGTTTTCTTTTGATCATATGCTGACCAACAACGCCACTAGCACCAAGAACAACCGCCTTTTTCATGCTGCCCTCTTGCATTATGGAACTATCCCAGGTCTCTCAACGTCTTCCATAAGTCTTGTTCTTGACCAAGCACCGCAATCATTACAGAACCACTGCTGATAAGATCCAGTTTGGGTATATCTTTGCCCTCTTTTTTGTAGGCTTTCTGATCCACAAGTGGGACAGCTACAGCCACCGTCGTACACGTTGAGGTTTGGATGATTAACCATCCAGGGACGCAACTTAATGTAAACCTTTCTCAAAAGGTCAACGTCCTGCTTTGCGTACTTGATCATGAGCTTCCATGCACTCATGTTGCCACGCATGCAGCCAGCCCAGGTGCTAAAGCCACCAGTGTCAACCTTGTCGCCCAAGCCAAGGTGCTGGCCCAAATGACCCAGTCTATTGCTATTAAACATAAAGTAGCGCTTTGCTACCTTAAGAGTGTCAATCTGCTTTACTGGAGAAGTCGGCCCAAAGTTATGGGCTATAAACCTAGCGTTGGCTTTTCTCATGTCAAACTTGTCGCCATTGTGGGCAATAACTATGTCTGCTTCATCAAGCAAATCCCATAGCTTTTTTGCTACATGATAGTCATTCTCTGGATCCTTTGCGTAAGCATCGGGGAAATCAACAAGAGAACACACGTGAGTAGTCTTTTCGTGCTCCCACCTGTATGAGACACAGAGCAAGTACCACTCGCGCTCATGCTCTATTACATTTTGCTCATAGTGTCCCCAAACATAGCTGAGGTTTGGGGCTGTTTCTATATCATAATAGAGTATTTTAGCCATTTTTATACCGTCTTTTCGTTAAATAAGCGCTTGCGTTGCGCCACATACAAGGATACATTATAACACAAAAGGTAGCTCGGCGCACAAATGCCGGCTACCTCTTGAATATTATCTGTTATTTATCACTTTTCCAACAAGAAAAAATAAACGCATTAGATCTGTATTAGAAATACTAAAGACTTGACTAGTGCCATCAACACATCTGACTGCAAATGTGTGCGCACTAACAAGATCTCCTTCTGTGTTGATCATTGTCATTTCTTCTGTTATGTCTATCTGTTGGATCATTGGCATAAAGCCACTGAATCCTGAAAGATCATCAGTCATTATTTTGATTTCTTTTTATTACCCTTTGCAAAGGTAGCAACATTTTTTGGAGCCTGTCCTTTTACATTTTTTTGTGGTACACCGCTTGCCCTTTTTCTGGTGACTGCACTTTTTCTTTGTGCTGGAGTCAGTGCGTTTGCTTTTGCAACTGGCAAACATTTTGCGTAGCCAGAACCGTTGGCACCGGATGTGCCACACGGTTGCCATTTGCCGTTTTTCTTTGGTGCACCAATGTTTACCCAGCGTTGATTGAACCACTTGGTAAGGCCAACGCCTTTAGGACCGGCCATATTACTTCTTCTTTGCTTTCTTGGTTGAAACAGTCTTCCATGTACCGCCAGCATCTTTATACTTTTTAGCTGCCCAAGCATTGGCATAGGCACTAGGATAGACGTCAAATTTTGACTTGGCTTCGGATTTTACCCTGGACCAAAGAGCTTGGTTCTTTGCTACATTCTTCTTAGCCACGGTAAGGTCACTTCTTCTTTGCGGTCTTCTTGCTAAGAATGGCCTTTTGAATAAAGGGAGGAAGCTTTTTCTGTGCTGGAGTAAGGCCAGCGCCCATGGCTGTTGGAGCAGCTTTCTTCTTTGCTGGCATTGCCTTTTTTGAGCTCATCTTCTTTGCAGCCATTACTTACCTCTTCTTCTTGTCTTTTTTGGTGCGCTTGCACCATTTGCATCCATGCGAGTCAGGAATGTATTATCATTCGCTGGCTCTGATCTACCTGGCTTAGCGGCTGGCATTTTTCTGCCACCGTCAAACATCCTGTCTAGTACTTTGTCCGAATTGTTGTATACAGACGACTTTGATTTCTTTGCAGCCATATTACTTGCCCTTTTTGCTAATCTTTCTTAAGGTTTTTGCGAGGTTAGCTTGACGAACTGTCGTCTTGCTATATCTACCTGGATTCTTGGTGACTGCAGCTGCCATGCCAGCAACCGATTTGCCGGCCTTCTTAGCCTTAGCAGTAAAGGCGCCTGGCCTTTTAATTGCTCCTTGAATCCACTTTTCGTCTGACTTCTTTTTTGTAGCCATTTTAACTCCTGTTTAATGAAAAGAACTTGGGGGCGGTACACGCTAGCCGTACCGCCCCCTCCTTCATGCAAGTAAGCGGTTTATCAACCGATTACTTTGCCCTTGGTATTTTTGATGGGGCGCTTTGCGACCTTCATCTGACCAGCAGAAGCGGCTGGCTTTGGTGCACCAGGACCCTTCTTTTCAACAGTCTTTCCCTTGGTGTTTTTAATAGGGCGCTGTGATATCTTCATCTGACCAGCAGAAGCTGCTGGCTCAGGTGCTGACATGCCCTTTCCTGACTTTGACATCTTTGCCATGTTGTACTCCTTAATAATTTAATACTAGTATTATTTTTTTTCTCCGATGAGATTTGACATGTTCGTCAATCTTATCTTCGACCTTATCCATTTGCTGATCTACATGATCGATCTTGTGGTGTAGATGTATTATATCATCTTTCACCATTCTTAGCATGGAGGAAACTACGTTGTGATCGTCCCTGTTTTCTTTTCGCCCCTTTTGAATTAGGGCTACTATAGGTCCGAGTATAATAGCAGAAAGCAGGGTTACCCAAACTGGCTCCATTGTATCACCACTTAACCCTGTCTGCCCAGTAGGCTGCACTCATTTTGCCTTTGGCGATGTTTGCGGCATGGCGTGCCTTGAAGGACTTTCTCCTGGCAGCATAGGCCTTTGATTCTCCAGCTTTTTTGGGTGAACCAGAAACTCCCTGTTGACCAAAACGAATTGTTTTAATTTGGTCACCAGATTTAGCGACTACTATGTGAGACTTTGTTGGGTGGCTTGGAGTTCTCTTTGGCTTATTAAAACTAGAAACTCCTGCTTTCTTGAGTCTAGGATCTTTTTTTGCTGCCATTCTTTTTTCCTTTGGACTTTTTGGAGGTTAATTTATTAAAATCTTTTAGTTCTATTCCATACATGTAGTTGCTACTTCCCATTTTGGGATAACCACTAAATTTTGGTCCTGGCATAAGTATTTTATTCTTAAAAGCCATTGCTACTTCTTTTTCTTTTTTGTTTTTTCTGCAGAACTTATTGCTATTGCAATAGCCTGCTTCCTGTTTTTGACTACAGGACCACCCTTGCCAGAATGAAGTGAGCCAGATTTAAATTCTCCCATAACGGTTTTAATTTTATTCTGGTAGGCTTTGCTCTTGCTCGCCTTCTTCTTGCTCATCTTCCTGCTCATTTCTTGGCTCAGGTATATTGGACCAATTTCCTTTAATAATTTTTCTATATTGGGCTAAAGACATGTTTAAATAGTAACATAATATTAGAAAAAACAAAAGCCCCAAATAAGGGGCTTCTGAATTCTATATTTTAAATATAGTAGATTTTACTTGCCGGAAGCCTTCTTGGGAGCAGCCTTCTTTGTGGTGGTCCCCTTAGGTCTTCCAGGAGACTTCTTGGCTACCTTTTCTGTAACTTCGTCTACCTTCTTTTTGACCTCTTCCTTTGCGGCCTCAACGGCCTCGTCAGCCAGCTCTTTGACGTGGGCATCAGCTTTCTCTGCCAAAACTTCTGCCTTGACAAGAAGCTCGTCAACTTTCTTGTCGAGCTCTTTTCTTGCGGGCACTAGGGATTTCTTTAATTTTGTTAGGAGTTTTTTAAACATTTTTTACCTCTGTTTTATTTTAAAAGTTTTCAACGAATATAGTAATTGATTTATATACTATTTACCCTGTTGCGATTCTTTAATTAAAGTGTATCGCTCACCAGTCTCCCTAGAGACGATGGAAAACCCCTCAATAGCTGCCTGCTTAACCGCCTCAGCCAACTCTTCTTTGTCAGCTGGATTCACATTAACCAGAGGAATGGTGATTCCGGCATAGACGTCTATGTTCTCGAAGTTGCCTATATTTATTTTTCTATTAACTCCACAGATAAATACTGGATTTGTGGAGATTGATATTTCTTGTGACATTAAATTTACCACCTGGTCTAATGGAGAGTCTGTAGACTGCTCGTGTGCTGTTTTACTTATTTTAGGCATTGGCTTTATCCAATATTCCTATAGAGGATAGTGTGGCCATTGTCTGTTTCTCTATGTTCATGCCGTCAGTGTTGATCACAATTGACGCAATTTCTTTCACTAGATCTACCTGCTTCTCAGACTTATGTTGCCTATGCTCCTCGCTCATAGGTTGCCCGTCTCGCTTCATTAATCTTTCATTTAAGGTTTCGTCAGATGCGTCAAAGCACACGACTACGCCATTGGGCTGAGACAGTATTGCTTCTGCCTCATTGAAAAAACGAACATCCGATATCAAAACGGCAAAAGGTGAAGGATCCGTGTCCTCACCAAGCGATTTGATATAATTTCTATACAAAGAGTTACTCTTAGCTACACTCCACTTTGCAAAGCAGTCGTCAAAGCCCTCTCTGCATATGTCTCCTGCTTTTTGGAGAAAGCTTCTGGGCTTTACCCCTTCTGGCTCAATAGGTAGATTTTGTATATCGTAAACTCTTCTAACAAAATCTTCATACTCAGGGATATTTCCTATCGAAGAGTTGCCATAAATATCAAAAAGAGTTGAGTGAATAGCAAAGAGCTGTCTACTCTTTTCGTTAATGCCTCTAATTGATCTTCTTATTGTTGATAACTCGTACAAAGGTAGGGCGTTGAATATGTGGTCCCATTTAATTCCATAAAGAGTTGTTGATTCTATGGCTCCTTTGGGAACAATGCTCTCAGCAACTGTAGTCTTTCCTGATCCAGCTTTGCCAGATAGCCCAATTATAATTGGGTTGTTTTCGTCAAAGTTTTTTATCATGACAGTATTATACCATCTATCTTTCTAGATTTCCCATTTTTCTTTCAGTAAGCTGATCAAGAAATTGATTAGCTAGAGCGTCTGGCTCCCAAACAAAAGATCTTGGAACTTGCAAAACCCTAAATGGGTACTCGTCTCTAATGTCTTCAATTGTCATTAAAAGCGGAACAAGAGATGCGTTCTTGCACTTCCACTTTCCATTAATATGATTGGCCACAACTGATGAATCCGTATATATTATAGGATCTTTAAAGTCTGACATAGCACATATCAAGAGGCCAGCAATAACAGCTTCATACTCAGCTTCATTATTCGTTCTTGCACCAAGCCCCCTTGCAAACTGGGCTACCTTTTTTCTATTTTTATAAACAACAGTAGCGCAGGCTGCTTCGCCAACTCTTTTTTGACCTTGGCCTCTTGACGCTCCATCACAAAAAACTTCTATATTCATTTACGATCAGTCTACAGAAATATCATTTGGTATGTTGAGCTCTTTTGCTCTACTGGTTATGTTATTTTTCTGAGAAGGAGTGGAGGCAATGTAGGTTGAAAGCAGAAGATACCTTTCCCCCTTATACTTGGCCTGTATAGGAAAATCTAAATCTTTTCTAACAGTTGAATAAAACTCTCTAGAAGAGTTAACAGCTTTATAGTGTCCTATATACATAATTAAAAAGTCCTAAAATCACTTTCTGAAAAAGATCCTTTATCTTCTCTTGCAGAAGCAATCTGCATAGATTGCACTTTGTCCATCAATTTTCTTGCTGACTCAGAGGAAATTCTAGCAGAAGACTCTATTGACTCAGCTAGCTGAACTACGGCTTCCATGGCCATAAGGGCCATGTATTCATTATCTGCTCTAGATATTGCGTGAGCTTCTCTTTCGGCTTCGTTTTTTCCAATTCTATTGGCTTTATAAACTCTCTTGTACTGCCCCTCAAGAATCTTATACTGAGCTCTTGCTATGCCGGCAAATCTAGCTGCTCTACCATAAACGTTTGATGATCTAGCCACTAGTGAAGCTAGGTCGTGTATTGTAAGGTCAACATAGTTTGCATCGGGTATCTCAATATAATACTTAGAAATTTGTTTTTCGTCTGCGATTGCAGCGACTATCTCTTGAATTTGTGGGTCAAGAAATTTAGATAGGTTTTCCAGAAGTATACTTATAGACTCAGTGTTCACTTGCTAGTCTTCTTCCTCTTTCTCAAGATCAATGGGTATAATCATATCATATCTATTGGACTCTTTGACGATGTTTCTTAGTTTATCTTTGATTTTTGATATGTGCTCCCTAACCGTATTGGGGTGTTCAGTAATTTTAATAGCTATTTCGGAAGATCTTTTTTTGTCAATATATCTCCACTTTAAAAGCTGTCTTTCCTGTACTGTCAGCTGATCAAAAGGAACTGTTGCAGTCTCGCCTAAAACCCAGTACTCATCAACTTCTTCAGCAAAGATAAGGTCGTAGAATGCGTACTCTAAGGTATCGACGTTGACTCCACCCGTTGTTTCAGACTCTTGTTGATTCTCAGAATTGCTAGGATCTACTAGTGCAAAAGACTTCCTGCCTAATTGATCAATCAAAAATGTATCAACACTTTTTTTGAGAAGATAAAAAAAGTAACTGTAGAGAAATGCGCTGAACGGAATGTCGCCCTTTTTTTCATATCTTTGAACACACTGAAAAAATGTCATATTAACAGTTTGCCTAACGTCTTCTTCAGTGCAATACCTCTTTGTCATGTACGTTATTCCGATTCATAGCCTCAAAGACGACTTTGGTATGCTGAGACTTTAGCTTATTTCTAAGAACTGCGTACCTAGTTTGATTGTCCTTAATAAAAAGGGCAACAAATCTTCTGATATCGTAATCAGACAAGCTATACTTGCCCACATAAAGCATTGTCACATATTTGGTTAAAAAGTTATTAAAGACTTTTAACAACTCCTCTGACGCTTTTGAGTCTCCGTTTTTTTGCTCTGTTAATTAGGTCCTGCATCTCGCTTTCCTCAAGCGAGTAATACTGCTCTTTGTAAGTTGCCATCTTAATTTCCTTCCCAATAAGGGATTTTATTCATAAAACTATTTTTTATATCTTCATAAAATAAAACAGTTGGTATTCCAAGTTCTTCTGCGAACTTTTTAGCATCGGTAGAGTATTTGCTGATGACGAATGTCATTTTTTCAAACTCAGCTGGATAATATCTCTTGAATCTTTTAAGTTTTATTTTGCTTTTATCATCAAGGTAACCCTTTATCTCAACCCATTCTTCAGTATTAGAAAAATAAAAGTCTGGAGTGTAACCCTTGGTTCCCCTCTTTATTGGAAACGTAAAAACTTTTGGCTCAAACTCAAATTGTATTTCGTACGCATTAAGAATTCTTGCAAAGTTTGCTTCCCAATTTGACCTTAGATTCATGCCAAGGTCTTTTCTGTATCCGCTCTTAGTGTGTCTGTAGGCGTTGCCTTTTTGTGTTCTTGTGCCGCTCTTCTAGTAGGTCAATGTCTATTGTCTCTGCGATGAGCTTTTTAAAGTTAGGTATTTTTTTCTTTAGAGATCTGTCCAAAAAAAACTCTTCTGGACTTGCGCTGCCTATACTCATCGTGCTATCCTTTTCTTCCTAAGATACAGAGATATTATACTTTATAAAATCATAAAAAACAAAAAAACCACAAAATAAGTTGCCACCAAGGCAGAAAGGTGATAGGATACCTGTCATGAACACACTAAACACCATTATCAACAGCATGAAGCAGAACATCAACGAGAATGCAATTGAGACTCTCTCGTCTATTGGCGTCAGCCATAGCGAGGCCGTCAAGGTTGTAGTGGAGAACGACTTTGATCTCCTGGCCTCGGCTGAGCTCTACCCCGTAGAGCAGTTCTGACCTGAGCTGTAAGCTTCCCCCCTCTGAGATTCGTCTCGGAGGGGGGATTTTTTATGCCTTAAATATCTTTATTAAATTTTTTGTATCTCACTGCACCTATGCCGCAAGCACCACTTCGGGCGTGGTCACAGAATGAGCAGATTCTTTCGTTTTTTGTGGGAATAAAATTCCCGTCATCCATTATTTTATTGATTCTTTTAACAAGAGTTTCCTTTACATATTCCAGATCTTCTTGCGAATATGTGTGAGACTTGAGTCTTCCAGATCTTAAATAGTGAAGCGATGCCGTTATATTCTTGTCAGGAAATATGACAGAGGCAGCTAGTGCATATATGCCCAACTGCAAATTGGTTGCAACATCTTTTGCTGCTACCTCTCTCTTGCCAGTTTTATAGTCAACAATGTGAACATTGTCGCCGGAAACATCTACCCTATCTATGTATCCTATTATAGAATAGTTTCCAATAACAAAGTTAAATCCAAGTTCTTTTTCATATACATCAAAAACCTTATCTTGATTTAAGTCGTAGAACTCTTCAAGAATCTGATTGCCAGCGAATATAAGCTCTTTTGATATCTGATTATTTGGATCGTAAGAAAGCTTCTTTTCTTCATAGTTTGACTTTATCTGCTCTATATCAAGAGGAGATTCGCTTGAAACTAGGTCCTCTAAAACAGAGTGAACTATGTTGCCAAGAACAGCAGCTTCTCCAAACTGCCTTGGCTCTTTCTTTATATAAGAAAAGAAATATTTGGACGGACACATCTCATACGTATCAATCCTTGAATAACTAAACTCAGTTAATGTAAGCTTTTGAAAGTCATCTAAATCTGAGATACTTTTTATTTGAATGCTCACAAATCCTCTTTGATCTCGTTACCATTTTCGTCATACTCAATGCCCTCAGGACTTAGCCTATGACCGTTGGCTTGGTTTTCTAGCCAGCCTTCTCCAACAGAGATCCAACCAGTGTCTCCATATTCCATATGATCATCTTCAAGATGTGGCCACATACTCACCATCTACCTTTATTTTACACTGTAAAAAATCGTCTACGTTAGTATAGTAATCAAGTACCGTCTTTAAGTCCTTTAGCTCTTTTTGTTCAAGCCAAAGACCTACTATGCCCATTTGTATAAAATATGTAGGACTGTCCTCAACATAAGGGGTGCTGTATTCAATTAAGGCAGCCTTACCCTTTTCTATTCTTCCTATTTCTTTTCTCATATATATTAGTCCTCATCTACTATTGTAATTGGATTCCATTTTGGATCATTGAGCTTTTCTCTCATGTCATTAACATAAGAGTCCCAGTCTCTTTCGTCTTCAGATTTCTTTTCATACTTGACTTGACCCTTAAATGGATTTGACTTAAACCTAGTCATAATCAACTTGCCCTGCTGAGTCTTCCATCTCAAGACGCCATTCTTGCAGTCACAGAAATCCTCTGGATGAACTTCTATTCTTCCCTCTGGGTCATATCTACCCGAGCATCCGTTACACTTTGTGTAGCGACCCTTGTCCTGACATCTGTTGCAGGACGAACAGAATACCCAGCATGGTTTTTCAGAAGGGTTTTTAAACGAACCTTTAGCTGCCATTATATTTCCTTTGTTTCCTTTATTAATTTTTCCAAAGAATCTTTGACCACCACTGAGGTAGTTGTATTAAACTTAAATCTAACTTTTTGTCTTTCTTCGTCTATCTCAAGAAAAACATAAGATCCACCTTTGTGAGATTTAATTATATCATTTATTTTTTTGATAGTCTCTTCAGATATGTTATTTTTTGCTTTTAAGTAAATTGGTCTGCCACCAGAAAAATGAGATAGATCAACCTTTTCACAAGAGTTTAAAACAATTTTGTTGGTTGATCTTTCTTCATCACCCTCTTTATTTAGGGTGCCAGTTATCTTTATTACCTCTCCGTCAGAGAAGAAATCGTCGCCATAAGACTTTGCCTCTCTGGGAAATACTATGATTTCAACTTCTGATGAAATATCTTGAAGAGTGAACTTATACATTCTTGCACCCTTCTTGGTTAAAATCTTTTTTGAGTTTGATATGATTCCAGCCAAAGATACCCTAGAAGACATATTAACATCTTCAAGTTCAATTATTTCGTGAGATATATTTTCTGAAAGAAGATCCCAAATTCCATCTACAGGATTTTTTGAAACGTAAATTCCGAGCTCTTCTTTTTCTCTCTCAAGAAGAGACAGCTCTGTTCTTCTACCAAAGTCCTGGTCTATCGCATACTCAATAAGCTCATCAAAAGCACCGCTTGCCGCAAGGTGCTCAAGTGTTGACTTCTTTAGTACCGCTATGTTTGTTCTTCTAAGGAAGTCGTGCATTGACGTATAGGGTCTATCTTCTTTTCTATTCGATAGTATTGCATCAGAAACTGCGTAGCCTATTCCATTAATCGCAGCTAGGCCAAAGATTATGTTTCTATCATCAATGACGCCAAAGTCTTCAATTGATCTGTTAATTGAAGGTGGGGCTACCTTTATGTTCATCTTTCTGCAGTCTGAAAGATAAAGGGACAGCTTATCTTTGTTCCCAGCTACCGATGTTAAAAGAGCTGCCATATACTCCGCAGTATAGTTTACTTTTAGATAAGCAGTGATGTAGGAAATCATTGCGTAGCTTGCGGCGTGGGCTCTGTTGAATCCGTAACCACCAAAGTACTCAATGTCAGAATATATTTTATTGGCTCTATCCTCATCTAGGTTAGAGTATTGCATGCAGCCCTGAACAAACTTGTTTCTAAACAAAGCGATCTTGTCCATTAGCTTCTTGCCAATTACTTTTCTGAGATCATCTGCTTCAGCTGAAGTAAATCCAGCCAGCTCTCTTGCTACACCAAGAACATCTTCTTGGTACAACATGATTCCAAGAGAAGGGCCTAGAACTTTCTCTAGGTTGGGGTGGTCATATGAGATTTTTGATCTGCCATGCTTTCTGTCTATATAAAGCTTATCCATGCCAGAGCCCATTGGCCCTGGTCTGTAAAGAGAGATAAGTGCCATGATGTCCTGAATGTTCTGAGGCTGTAGTTGAACCATGAGCTCTCTCATTCCAGAAGACTCAAGCTGGAACACGCCTATTGCGTTACCCTTGCAAAGTTCGTTATATGTAGTCTGATCATCTAGGGGAATTTCGTCAACAACAATATTAATACCCCTATGCTTTTTTACGAGCTTTACACACTGATCTATAACACCTAGGTTGCGAAGACCAAGAAAGTCAATCTTCAAAAGACCGCATTGCTCTACACGACCCATATCCCATTGAGTGATAATGGGGTTATCTGCGCCCTTCTGCATGATGGGTAGATATTCGGTTAGCGGGTCTCTTGAGATAACGACACCAGCTGCGTGCATACCTGTCTGCCTAACTAGGCCTTCAAGACCAAAAGCTGTATCAACAATTTTCTTGCTATCAGCGTCTGATTTATAAAGAGAAGTAAACTCATCTACTTCCATACACTCGGATAGAGTTTTTGAGACTCCCAATACAGGAGGCGGCACTAGCTTTGATACCTTATCTCCGGTAGCAAAGTCGTATCCAAGTGCTCTTGCAGCGTCTCTAATTGATTGTCTTGCACCAGTTTTGTTGAAGGTACAGATGTGCGCAACTCTGTCAGAGCCATACTTTTCTCTTGCGTAGTTAATGACTTTATCTCTGTGTCTATCGTCAAAGTCAAGGTCGATATCAGGCATTGATTTACGGCCCTCAACCAAGAATCTCTCAAACATTAAGCCGAACTTAAGTGGATCGAGATTGGTTATATTAAAAGCGTAAGAAAGAATACTTCCTGCAGCTGAGCCTCTTCCCCAGCCAACTCTAATGCCACTGTCCTTGGCCCATCTAACAAGGTCAGAAACGACCAAGAAGTATTCAGGAAAGCCCATGTCCTTTACTACTTTAATTTCATAGTTGGCTCTATCAACTATTTCTTGAGGAAGATCTTCTCCATATCTTGCTCTTAGACCTTCCCAGGCGAGTCTTTCGAAATACTCAATTGAACCTTCATTGGTTGGAATAGGAAAGTTTGGAAAGTATATTTGGCCAAAGTTTAAATCAACATCAATCATGTCGTTGACATGCATAGTATTCTTTAGTAGCTCGTCAGAAAATCTTCTAGACATGTCATCATATGATTGTAAATAAAATTCATCTCCCGAAAAAGAAAATCTATCAGGAGTATTTATGTTAGAGTTAGTTGCAACGCAAAGCATTATGTCGTGAGCCTGAGCGTCGTGCCTATGAACATAATGACAGTCGCCCGTTGGGATTACTTTTGCTCCAATTTTTTGAGCTATGTCCAATAGTTGATTAAAGATTTTTCTCTGCTCTGACAGACCATGATCTTGCATCTCTATAAAATAGTTTTCCTTACCAACAATGTCTTGCATTTTCTTTGCAGACATTAGGGCAAATTCATAATCTCCTCTTAGTAAAGCTTGTGACACTTCCCCGTTTAAGCATCCTGATAAAACTATGATGCCCTCACTGTGCTCTGTTATGAGGTCGTGATCTATTCTTGGCTTACCATAATAACCTTGAAGAAAGGACTTAGATGACATCTTAATAATATTATGGTAACCAATATTATTCTTTGCCAGTATCGTAATGTGATAGGGGCCTCTTTGTTCCCATTCATTTTTTGAAGGGCCAGATCTTTCTTCTTCGTCTCTATCAAATCTAGTTTTTCTAGCCTGATAAAACTCAGAACCAAGTATAGGTTTTACGCCAGCAGCTTTTCCTGCGTCATAAAAATCAAGCCAAGAGTGAATATTACCGTGGTCTGTTGTGGCAAGACCAGTCATACCCAGCGACTTAGCTCTCTCAAGATACTTAGCTACATCACCATGCCCGTCAAGCATTGAGAAGACGGTATGGTTATGTAAGTTGGTCCAGTTTTTCAACTAATTCCTCTGTTTCTATCTGAGCTATCTAATGACTCATCTCTTGTTTCTCTGTATGTAATAACGACAACTCCGCCGCAATACTTGCATGGAATTGCCAAGCCCTCTTGGGCGAATCTACTATTGTACATATATGTCATTGGCTGATCTGATTTACATTCAGAGCACACACCAATTACATCATCTGGATCTTTTATTGCCATTTTATTCATTCTCCTTTTTTACTGATCTGTATGCAAATCTAACTGGTGATGGCGAATTTTTCTCTTGAGTTTCAACATACCTATCACCTATTCTTACCCACTTGTTCTTATGCTCTAGTGAACAATCTCCGCAACCAACTCCAGCTGAATTTGCTCTTTCGCAAGTGTAGGGTCTTCCACCAATTCCCATCTGTCTTCTTTTTATCCAGTCATTGATGTGGGCAGAAGACTTTTCGAAATTATAGTCGTGACACTGACTTAATATTTCATGAAGGAATTTAATAGAATCTTCTGTATAAGTAAGTATTGAACATAAAAACAGCCTAGCTTCGTGTTCAAGATAACCCGTTTCTTTTGCTTGCCTATACAATCTTGGTATCGCTGAGCACTTTGTCATTAGCGTCTTAGGGTCAAAAACCTTTTCTGTCTTATTTAGATCCTTAAAGGCCTTTGAACCATACTTATTAAAATACTCAAGAGGATCATCTTTTCTCTTGGACTCTTCCTCTAGCTTATAGGAACACTCTCTGTACCACTCGTTTGCTTTATAGTTAAAAGACTGAGCGGGCACCTCAACTGGTCGCAACTGCTTGGCATAATCTACGATATGCTCTGATGACCAGTTAACAAAATCGTCTGATCCATTTGGATTAAGTTGAGTCTTATAAAGATTGGTCTCTTGGTGCTTTGAGCCAGGAAGTCTCCACATTCTTCTCAGGTCATATACACTAAAATCAAGGTTTACTAAACCTAATGATTCCTTTATGCTTGCTGCAATAAATCTAAATACTTTTGGAAGAGAATTGCTAGGATTTATTCCTAAGGTAACAGGTTCGCATTCAATATGAAAACCTTTTTTACCAGTAAAATAAACTACGATAGATTCTTTGGGCATAAGCGCACAAAGGTATTTATACAGCGCTATGCACTCCCTAAGAGCTGAGTTTAGATCATCTGAATCTATATCAAAGTATAGTGGTCCAAATCGGGTTGCTTTTGTTATGTCTTCAGTGTCGTAAGCGAAGACGGAGGTGTATATCCCAACGTTATTGTTTTTGCTGGCATATGAAGGTATATCATCCTGATTAACAAACAGAGGGTTTTCACCATCTTTGTCTCTAATTACTCGTGACAAAGCGGGAACGTATCTTGCTACCTCATATTTATTCCACTTGGAAAGAAAACTATTTTCTTCTGGATTTATCTTCATAGAAGATGTATTTTACCATTTTCATCACCGAATTTCCATACAACAAGCTTAGAGTCTTCTTTCATATCCTCTGAGTTGCTTCTGTAGTAAACAGATTCGGTTATGTAGTATTCCAACTTTTTTAAGACAGTAAATCTTTTTAATAGTCTGTCTTCAACCTCGTTGCTTATAGCTTCCATCTATCTTCCACTACCTTTTCTCCATCAACAACATAGTGCACCTTCGACGCAAGATTGTCTGCAAGGTGAACAATCATGTCAAGGTAAGTTATTGGAGTGGTTTCTGGCACTGGAGACCAGGGACCAAGATGACAACGAACAAGTCTTAATATTGACTGAACAGTTTCCTCAGAAAGAAACAACGTTGAGGACTGCCCTTCACTTGCATACTGTCTATCCTCTTTTTGACAGTCTTTTACAAAAGCACCGACCGTATAGGGGTGGAGAGGGTCATAGTGCATGGGGCCTTCTTCTGAGGTGATTACACCCTTGGTAATATCATGGAGAAGACAGGCAGCATAAACGATGTCCCTATCTTCATCGCTTAAGGAGTAAGAATCCGCAAGAACGCTTGCAGCCCTAACAACTCTTCTTGTGTGCAGTACGTTACCACCGGGGCCATGCTCATCAGAGGG